ACCTGATCCTGATATGAGCTTACAAAACCTTCAGTTTTGGAATTGTATGGATTATGGGGTCACTGCTGTGACGAAACAATTCATTGGGTCAATGGATTATGAAGTTTATACAAGAAATCATGGGACCATGAAAGGTTCTTATATTTGTACATTAGATAACTATCATCGTGATCCTGATATTGTTGATTACTCTTGTTCAGAAAATCCAGCAGAACATAAGTCGCATAACCTTATTGAATTAGATAATGGTCAGTTTTGCTTATATCCTAATAATAGAACAAGAATTTATGATAACTCATTAACACCTGAAACACCTAAGACACCTGACTTTAAGGTATCTACAGTTGTCTATCAAGTGGAATGTGGTTATGAAAAAGATGGACTAGGTGATCAGGATTCTTACTTCTGGAAGACAGCAGCAGAAATTAAGAAAAACCCTATAAATAAAGACATATCCTAGTCGCTAGTATAATGCCTGTTCAGAGGATAAGTAAACCATTTAAAGATATAAGTGCATCTTTTAAATCTAATCCTTTGAACAGTGATTTAATTGGATTGAAAAATGCTAATGCAATAGCACGTTCTATTCGTAATTTAATATTAACTGAACCTGGTGAAAAACCATTTCAACCTGATTTGGGATCTGAAGTTTATACATCATTATTTGAAACATTAGATCAGATTACTGCATCTAATATTAAACAACAAATTGAAAATACAGTAATTAAATATGAACCTAGGGTAGAATTAGGATCTGTAATTGTAGATGCTAATACATTTAAGAATGCTTTTGATGTACAGATTAATTATGAGATCATAGGTGTTGATATTCAACCTCAATCCATACAATTCGCATTAGAGCTCACTAGGTAAATGCCTTTAGTAAACTTCAGTAACTTAGATTTTAATCAGATTAAAACTTCCTTGAAGGATTACCTTCGTGCGAATTCAGACTTTACAGATTATGATTTTGAAGGTTCTAATCTGTCTACCATCATTGATGTATTAGCATATAACACATACATCAATTCTTATAATGCTAATATGGTGACCAATGAGGTCTTTCTTGATAGTGCGACATTAAGAGAAAATATAGTTGCCTTAGCAAAGAATATTGGATATACACCAAGACCAAGAAAAGCAGCAAAAGCACATGTATCTTTTGCTGTTGATATGACTGGTACAACAACTGTTGCTGTTACATTGAAAGCAGGTATTGTTGCTGTAACTGCTACTAATTTTGCTGCAACAAATTTAACATTCTCAATACCAGAAGATATTACAGTTGGTGTGAATGATGATGGTCTTGCTATCTTTGATACTATCACAGTTTATGAAGGTTCATATCTTACACAATCATTTAATGTAAATGCTCGTACTCCTAATCAGAAGTATATCTTAGCAAATACTGGTATTGATACTAACTTACTTAGAATTAATGTAAGAGATTCATCTTCATCCTCTATTGTAAGAAGATATAAAGAATCAAAGGGATTGTTTGAAGTTGATGGTCAATCACCAGTATACTACTTACAAGAAGTAGAAAATGAAAGATATGAAGTATTATTTGGTGATGGTATCTTTGGTTTACCAGTACAAGAACCTAATGTAATTGAAGCATCTTATATTGTATCTAATGGTGCTGATGGTAATAATGTTTCAAGATTGAGATATGCTGGTCAGTTAGTTAATAATAATGGTGCTGCTATTACAGAAAATATTACTACATTGGTAGTTGATACTAACAGTTATGGTGGTGGTGAAATTGAATCTATAGAATCTATTAAAAAGTATGCACCACAAATCTATTCATCACAGAATAGAGCAGTAACTACTGTAGATTATGAGGCAATGATTCCTAAGATCTATTCTGAAGCAGAATCTGTATCTGCTTTTGGTGGTGAGGAATTAACACCTCCACAATATGGTAAGGTCTTCATTAGTGTAAAACCAACTAATGGTGTGTTTCTTTCATCTGATGTAAAGACAGATATTAAGCGAGAACTCAAGAGATATTCAGTTGCTGGTATTGTACCAGAGATTGTTGATTTGAAATACTTATATGTTGAGACCAATTCCTTTGTTTACTATAATGAAAACAAATCACAGAGTGCATTAGTAGTCACTGGTTTAGTAAGAAATAATATTATCAGTTATGCTGATTCAACAGAACTGAATAAGTTTGGTGCTAGATTTAAGTATAGTAAATACCAGAACATTATTGATAACAGTCATACTTCTGTAACATCAAACATCACTACTGTGAATATGCGTAGGGATTTGAGTGTTGTATTGAATTCATTTGCAGAGTATGAGATATGTTTTGGTAATAGATTCCATATCAAGAACCATGGGCATGGGACACATGGTGGTGAGATTGGATTCAATATCAAATCATCTGGATTTAAAATTGCTGGTAATTCAGATACTCTTTATCTTGGGGATAGTCCTGATGCAACTCTTAAGAAGGGTACATTATTCTTATTCAAATTGAACTCTCCAACAGATTATGTAATTGTAAAACAAAATGTTGGTACTATTGATTATGTGAAGGGGGAACTGATGTTATCTCCAATTAACATTATTTCTACTGTAGTAAATAGAGGTGAGTCACTCATTGAAATCTCTGCAACTCCTTACTCTAATGATGTAATTGGAAAGCAGGATCTTTATCTGCAACTTGATACTAAGAATGTGACTATTAGTGCTGTAACAGATGAAATTGCATCTGGTGATGATGTATCTGGTAGTAACTACATTGTATCCTCTTCTTATTCTAATGGCGCACTTGTAAGAGGACCAGTGGAAATCTCAACTACAATTACTCCTACACAGATTACACAGAGCAATGCTTCAACAATTGCAGCAGGTGAATCATATTCAGTTACAACTGGTATGAATGGTTCAACAACTTCAACTCAAAATACATATTCTTACTAAGAAATGGCGGTAGATAGAGTAAAACTAAAGGATGTTTTATCATCCCAGATCCCTTCCTATGTTAAGGATGATTTTCCTTTACTTGTTACATTCTTAGAAGAATATTATAATTCTCAGGAAACACAAGGTGGAACCCTTGATTTAATTGAGAATTTAGATCAATATGTAAAAGTTGATGAACTTGCTAATTTAAAACTTGATACTACCTTATCAACAGATATTGATGCAGATGCTACATCAATTCCTGTATCTGATATTTCTAACTTCACATATGGATTTCCTGAAGAGAATGGTCTCATTCAAATTGACGATGAGATTATTAGGTATGGGCATAAGACAAGCACAACCTTTGAGAATTGTGTAAGGGGGTTTAGCGGCGTAAAGTCATATACTAGTTCATTAGTTGCTGATAAGCAAGACTTTGTGAGCACAACTGCAGATGCTCATAGCAGAGATGCAACTATTAAAAATCTTAATGTCCTGTTCTTACAGGAGTTTCTCACTAAGTTAAAAACACAAATCACTCCTGGTTTTGAAGATAGACCTCTTGCTGATGATTTGAATCAAAAGAATTTTATTAAGTCAGCAGATAGTTTTTATAAGACAAAAGGAACTGATGAATCATTTAAGATTCTATTCAAAGCAGTCTATGGTGTTGATGTAGAAGTCATCAAACCTAATAATTTACTTGTTAGACCTTCTGATGCAGATTATAGAATCAGTCAGGATTTTGTTGTAGAGGGATATGTTGGTGACCCACTTGATCTTAAAAATCGTACAATATTTCAGAAAACGACTAATGCAAGGGGAACTGTAACAAGAGTTGAGAAATTACCTGTAGATGGTGATTTTTATCAAATTTCAATTGATACTGGATATCAACGTGATATTGATGTTGATGGTACAATCTTTGGTAAGTTTGAACCTAATGCAAAAACAAAACTTTTAAATGATGTTGGTGTTGGTGCAACCTTTATTGATGTAGATTCAACTATTGATTTTCCAAAGACAGGTTCTTTGAGTTTAGTTGATACTACAGGTGAAGAATTTTTACTGTCTTACACAGATAAAAACCTTACACAGTTTATTGGTCTCACAACCACCACATCATCATTCTCTAAAACATCAGATGTTAGAATTGATGACTATTCTTTTGTAAACACTGGTGTAGGCACTGAATCACAAATCAGAGTAAGAGTTCTCAATACATTAAAAGAAGTTGACTATCTGGAAGATAATTTTGGATTTAATAAAGGTGATAGAATTAGTATCAAATCACTTGGTGTGTTGGATAATACCACTGAGTCAAGTTGGTACTACAATATCAAGGGAAACTGCAAAGTTAAGTCTCTGAGTCAATCAAATACTGGTAATACTCTTTATAATGTAACTGTTCATGAACCACATATGATGAAGATTGGTCAGAAAGTTGTTCTGACTAATACAGATTTAAATCAAAGTTATAATGGTACTATCACTTCTATAGATGATAATTTACATTTTGTAATTAAATTCAATGTTTCAATTCCTTCAATTCAGTTAATTAATGATTTTACAATAGAAAATCAACTTTTGAAGGGTAATTCTACAAAATATGCGAATCTGAAAAATATCACTGCAAACATTCTTAACATTTACAAGAAAAAGGAAGACTATCTTGTAGCATCAAATGGTGTTCCTAACTATGATGATGATATCAGACCAGATAATAAAACATATACATTTTCTGGTTCAGCAAATTTTGATCAAATTCAATTGACCACAACAGAGGATCATGGTTTGTTCAGTGGTGATGCAGTTTATTATAGTCATAAAACAATCATCACACCATATGAACTTGATGGCCAGACATTCTATGATAGCAGCATTAGTCAATTCACTAATGTAGAAGAGGGTGTATATTTTATTTCAAGAGTTAGTGCATTTAATGTTAAATTAGCAAAGAGTCAGGCAGACCTTTATAATGGTAAATTCATTGCCCCTAAGGGATCAGTAACTGATAATAAACTGACTTATTATCCTTTTTATCAGAAATCAATTCAATCTCAAAAGATATTCAGAGAGATCAACAACCCTATTCAAAAAGCAGGCACCTTTACAACTAAACCTGGTAAGACTGGTGTTCTTCTGAATGGTGTTGAAATTGAAAACTATAAGTCATCAGATGTTATCTTCTATGGTGGAATCAAATCTTTTGAGGTATCAAGTCCAGGAAGGGATTATGATGTTATTAACCCACCTGTATTAAGTATTTCTGATGCACAAGGTTCTGGTGCTTCAGGAACTATTTCTGTAACAGGATCACTTTCAGAGATGAGAGTTCTTAATAAGGGTTTTGATTATGTTGATACACCTGTTATTAGGATTTCTGGTGGTAGTCCAGATGAAGATGCAGTTGCACAACCAAACATGATCAAGGTTGATCATGAGGTAGTATTTCCAGCAGGTCTTGTATATAATAATCTTGATGGTGGTCTTGATTTTACCAACAATTACATTGGATTTTCAACATTCCACAACCTCAGAGATAATGAAGAGATTGTTTATAATCCAAACAAGGGCAGAGTAGTAACTGGTCTTAATACCAGTAGCACTTACTATGCAAGAATTATTGATGGAAAAAGAATTGCCCTTCACTCCACATTTAGTGATAGTCAGTCTGGTATAAACACTATATCTATTTTTGCAACAGGTATTGGTGATCAGTCATTTAAGGCAGTCAAACAGAAGCAAGTTGTTAGCAGTATAGTTGTTTCAAGTGCTGGTTCTGGATACAAGAACAAAGAAAGAACTATTGTCTCATCTGGTATCAATACATCCACAGATGTAATTACAATTAAAAATCATGGATATAAAACTGATGAGATCATTAAGTACACACCAAAAGGCACAGCAATTGGTGGTATAAGTTCAACTAGTGAATACTTTGTTAAGACAATTGATGATGATTCATTCTGTCTTTTTGAGGTAGGTACTGGTTCTCAGAGAAGATTTAATGTTGATAATAATGTTCCTGTAGATATTACAAAAATTGGTGATGGTTGCTTTAACTATCCACCCATAACTGTTACAATAGAAGGTTCTATTGGTATCAATACATCATTTGGTCAAGATGTAACTTGTGCAGTACAACCTATTTTTAGAGGTGAGATTGATTCTGCTAGCATCACCTCTAATGGTGTTGGATATGGATCATCTGAAATTATTAACTTAGACAGAAGACCTGTAATTACACTGAAGTCAGGTGAAGGCGCACAACTTACTCCAGTTGTTAATGATGGTTCAATTACAGAAGTTGTTGTTAATTCTGGTGGTTCAGGATATAACAGTCCTCCTGAAATCATTGTGTCTAAGGGAAAATATTGCAGATTAACTCCTGT